CGATTCAACAACTCCCTTTACATTACTAACGACTATGAAGGTATTGTCTACTCCTTCCCTTGCAACATCTATCCCAATAGACACAGGCAAGTCTGTAGGCACATCACTCATAAAGATTAAGCTATCTGGAATGACAGCATTGATTGGAGACTCTGAAAGCATGTCAGCATATAGTTCTTGCCTTGCTAGCTTCTCATCGCCAGATAAAGCCTCTTTGAAAAGCTCTAAAGAATCTTCAGATAAAAAAGGATTATCAAAAGTGGTACACTTTATTAGCTCTAATTTTTCTTGGTTTGATTTCGTTACAAACAAATTAAACCAAGATCCGCCTCTTGGTGTTGTTGTAAAGGAAACAGAAGGATTCAAAACATCTTTACCACGCAAACACATGGATAAGTTTTTCATTACCATTTGCTTCTGCCAAGCGGCTTCATCTATATATCCGTCGTGATAGTCTGTATATGACCGAATAGCTTCTGGATTTTCTCCAGACAAAAAAAGAATCTTGCTTTTTTTAAGCGTTAAGATGTTGTCATTTTTATTTTGCTTAAATGGGACCCTATAAAGCTCTAAAGCGTTTATAACTGATGGGATGATCGTTTGCCTAAGCTCTTTATATGTTCTCCCAACAACGAGCTGATTCCTTCCATTTACCGCTCTTCCTGCTGCTCTATGCCCAAGAATGAAAGTCTTCCCTGAACCACGCCCACCAACAAATGCCGTGAACTTCTTTTCTGAAAGAATAAATCTTGATTGCTGCTCAGATATATCTACGCTAACTTTTATTTTCATTGGCGTTACTTTGTCTAGAAATTATATTAAAATCAACTTGAACTGTTTTTGCATCGCTGTCTTTATCTTCTTTATTTTCTTTATCGACAACGAATTTTTCCATAAAATATTGTGGCGAATTGTTTTTAACGTTTCCAAAAAAATAGCAGTCTTGTGCAAGTAGTGTTTTAATTTGTTCTTTTGCCTCTTGAAACCACCCTGCAAAATCTTTTTCTACTTTAACTCTCTCTTCAGAATAAGATTCGTCACCTTCTCGATACGTATCAACAAAGGAGCTACGAAGAGGTAATATTTTTTTTATCTTGCCGATCTCTATAAAATATTTCGCACTCTCTGGATAGATAGATAATAAAAAAATGCAGTGGTTTCCACATCGCACAAGTGACATCGTGCAAAAAGAACGCCATGCATTTAGTAGAAAACTAGGATCGTTCTGGTCTAAAAAAGATGGATGTTTCAAAATTGGAAAATAATTTTCTTTTATCCAACTGTAATAATCTCGCCGTAAATTTATGAGCTTTCTTTCGGGGAGCTCTTTTGCAACGCCTCTTCTTTTTCTAGACACTATCTTTCTACTCGCCCTAAAAGCGTCAAGCATCTCTGCCCTTGTTTTCGGACCATCTTTAATATCTTTATCTGTTAGCATTTCACATAAACGAAGTTTTAGGTTTTTCTTCTATCACTTTCACTTTGAAAGATGCTTCTATCTTTGTAACTCTTTCTTTAAGTAAGTTGATTTCTTTTTCAAGCTCATCAATTCTATTTTTTCTGTTTGGTTCTTTCATAATAGTGTCCGCCGTTGGTTGTTTGTGCTATTACTACTATAATATACACATTTTATTACACAAACTAATGAATTTGTGTATAAATATACGCATAAACTAACGTTTGTACATATAAATTAAGTTAATTTGTACGAAACAAGGCATAAAAAAAGACTGCCTAGAATCAACTAAGCAGCCTTTCAGAGGGGGAGAAAACAAAATCCTCTTATCAAAAGATAAATAAAAAAATCTTATAGAGAGAGAAAATGTTTTATAAAAATCTCAATTTTTTACAGAATGACATTCTTTGCCATGTTGATTTCTTTATTTGAAAGAAGCCGATAGCATTGTTCAAATACTTTCTTTGGTGACCAACTAACATAGCCATCTTCGTAAATAACCATATAGCCATCGCCATAAGTATCGCGGTCTGAAATGTCAGTTTTTTTAATGTTTTTGTAAAAGTCTGTTTCAGTCATCGGAACGCCTTTTACAATTTTAGTTCCAACATAAAGTTCCGTATTTGGATACTCAGGTCTTGAGTTGCCTTCACAAATATTTGAAGGTTTGCAACAATCTTTGGTTTCGTCCATGTTATTTAATTGTGGATTTTACAAAGCCCGTCCAAGGCTATATTTTAAAGAACGGCAGCCCATAACACGCAATATAGCAAATGGCTGGTTCTGTGGTTATTCAATCATTCTACCTCGCTTAAACAGTAGTGCAACTTGATAGGTTTGTAGCACGTATTCAGCCACTTGCCATATTGCCACCGTTAGTGGCAAGCATAAAAAGCGACTACTCATCGTTCTTTGTGAAAATTGGACTTCTAAATATTTCGACAGTCCCGAATGGAGTTTCTATTTTATCGGCATTGTTTGGAATTTGCTTATCCAATAGCTCCCGATCCTCTTCACTCATCATTTGAAAGTGCATTTTAAACCACAAGGCATTCATGGATAAATCTTTCGACATATATTCTTTAACCGATGAATGCAATTCGTCATACTTCTTTTGCAGTTCATTAAATCGTGATGTGTGTGGTTGATATTTAATCAAATAATCAACATGGCTCATGGTTTCGTCAAATTCTTCGTCAGAGTTCCACCATCCGTTAAAAAGAACATCTCCATTTTTATTTTCAATATTGTAGCTCCAATACCCACCAGTAATTTTTACTCCATCCTCTCTTTTGTATTGGGGAAATTCATAGGTTGCCTGGCCCATGTCATTGCATTCATCAATTTTGAAAATACCAAATCCTTTACTTAAAATGTGCTTTTGCGAGACGCTGCCCGCTGAATCTTTAGTTATATTCATTTTGAAACCTTTTAAATGCCAGCCACTAACACCAAATACCAAAAAGTCAGGCAGCAGTGGTTCGCCATTGTTACAGGTACTTGTATCATTATCTCGGTTTGACAGGACGTACCTTTTTATCCTGCCCTTCTGGTATTTGAACCGTTAGGGTTAATACAAGTCCTCCGAAAAAAGGCAGTCTTTTAATTCAGCAGTCTGCCCCGCATCAAAAGCAATTCGCCCACCCTCTTTACGGTCAACAAAAATGTCATCGCTTGTTAAAAATCCTTGCACGGCCTTCGCATTAAGTTCATTTAACCCTTCAATCTTTTTACTACCATTCAACTCAAAGGCAGTTAAAAAGCAGTTATGATGCCTACGCCCACACACAACTAAACCACTATCTACATTTCTTGGTTGATGGCTGTACTTATTGCCATCCTTAAACCAAATTGCAGCACAGATGATGTAAGGTGTACTAACCCTAACATCTGGTATAACCAATTTGGGGTTAGTGGGGTATTTATTATTCATATAATCGTTGTTACTTTCTTGCATATTGATAGGTTTTTAGCTCGTTAATCCCAAACTGGTCATACCAGTAGTCGTTAACTGCAAGGCTAATGGCAGTCGTGCAGTTTTGAGATGGTCAATCCTAGTGTTTTCATCATTTCTTCTAGTTTTTCGAAGCCCGAAAACTTAACCCTGTTTTCAAATTCTGAAATCCTAGGAGTACTGATACCTAATTTTTCAGCCATTTCGGCCTGTGTCATACCTGCAAGTAGTCTGAAAGCAGCAATTTTGTGGTTAATTCCACCAATTGCTTTTTCTGGGAAATAACAATTGAAAGCAACTATTTCTCGGTTAAGCATTTCGGTAGCTGTTCGCCTGTCTATGCCTCCAAAATGGATACCGTGCATCCGTTTTTCAATTGTCATAGAATCAAGAAAACTGGCAATTTCATCAACAGAATACTTGTTTTCTGAAATCCATACGTCGATTTTTTCTTTTGGGTACTTCGAAATGAAGTACAGCTCTCTAAGAGCTGTACTTGCAAAAACTAAATCAGTGCGTATCATAATTATAAGTTGTTAATGTAGTTTGCGTAAGCTTCGTTTCTGTTTTGTTTTGCCATCATTGCATCCATGCCAGCCTTGAAAGCTTCTTTTCTAATGCGGGTGTATTCGTCAACTACAGGGCTTGATTGAAACATTCCTTTTGAATCTCTTAATTGGTTTACTTTTTCAGTAATATCAATTGATTCATTATTAACGTAGATTACTACTTGTTCGCCTGGTTGGTAGAATTTTGTATTCCAACTTTTTTCTACACCTTCCATTTTGATAATTTCGATTGCTAATGTTGTTGCGTTCATGATGTATTTCTTTTTTGTTATTAATTATACACCAAAGATAATACGTTTTTGCGTAATGTGCAAGTATTTTTGAATATTTTTTACGTTTTTGCGTAATATTTTTTCAAACAAAGCCCAGCAGTTAACAACAAATACATGTCAATTGCCGTTTTCGTTCGTAAAATCAACAGTATAGCCCGCATTTAGTACAGTTTAGTTCGACAGGCACAATCCCCGCAATCGGCAACTGCATGTATTTGCCACCGTTATATGCCAATATTAATTTGGCATACTGTATCTGAAACATTTAAGTTGACAAATAAACAGCAATGATTCCAAGAAGTCCACCGACACACATTCCTGTACCGAAATTATTCCAATTGAAACGCTTGCTATTACTGTAAACATCAAGTATGTAGTTGACTGTATATTCAAAATCAACATCACCATTTTTAAAAGCTCTTAATAAGGGCTCAATAATTCTTTTGTCTTTCATTTTTCTGACTGATTTAGAAATACTGGCAATAACTTCAGCTACCGGTCAAGTCAGGCAGTATCTGTTTTCCAGCGGTTAAGGCACTTGGTTGTTTATTTCGGCTTGACAGGAAAGTGCCGTTAATCCTGCCCTGCCGGTAGCCGTCAGCGTTAGCAACAAGCGTAAGACAGCCCTACGCTCATTGCTAAAGTGCAGCATTACTTCAAAAAATCGTAGATAATTGAAGCTTCTGCAACTAATGATTTGGCATCTGTGCAATTCCCATTGTTTC